TACAAACCCGTGATCAGGTACTGGTCGCCCACGCTGCAAATCAGATCGCGCGCACCAGCTTGAGCCAGGACGACTTCGCTCAGGCTTTGAGCCGCGAACTGCACCTGTCGTGCCCGGATAAGGCCATCGCCAAAGAGGTGCCGGACTTCACCGCGCTTACCTTTCAGAACGACGTGTCCGACTTTGTGAAGGCGACCGGCCGCTGGCTCAAGCGTGTTCAGCGCTGGCTGTCCGGCGATCAGGAAATGCCTTCCTGGCTGGAAGAGTCGTGGGTCAACGCCCTTGAGCCTGAGTTCCGCGACCACTGTGTGAACGAACTGGCGAGCCGCCATGGCCTCATCGGTGCCCGCCAGATGACTAGCGACCAATGCGCGAACAAGAGCTTCGGCGCGCTGATCCGGGCGCTGGGCGATGTGATCGACACCGGCAGCGAGGTGTTTGACGACCAGGTGATGTGCGAACTGGATTTGCCGCACTTGCCAGCATTCGCCAAGCAGTGCCGCCAGGTTGAAGCGAAGGCGGGGGAGTTGGGGCGCAGAGCTGAGCAATTGCTCGCGGCGGCTCGGCCACTGAAATCCATCGCCTGAACTACAGGCACAAAAAAGCCGACGTACGAGGTCGGCTTCTTCAACAGCTTTGAGCGAGAGAAATCATGCCAAACATTGTTCCGATACACAACCCTCGGGGGTTCACCCGAATGGACAACCAGATGATGGATGGCTTGATGGCCATCGATTTGTCGGCGCGCGAGATGAAGATCGTTTTGTACGTGGCCAAGGCCACCTTGAACTTCAGCACGGGTGCCCATCGCATCCCGGCGGTCGATATCGCTAAGGCAACCCACATCCACCCCGACACGGTGTCGAAGGCAATCTCCGGCCTGCTGCGCCGTCGCGTGCTGTATCGAGAGGGTGGTGCACGCGGTGATATCGGCGTTTGCGACCCAAAAGAGTGGATCTTCGTCGTAGAGCCGAAACAGACCATATCGTCTGATTCGGCTCAAGTGGTCCGAATCGGCTCAGCCGCGAAACAGACCAAAACCGACGACTCCCTTCTTTATACAAAGAAACAACCCCTATTAACTCTTTCTACGAAAGAGATTAATCCGCCCCAGGAGCCAGCCGAACCTCCAAAGCCTGATCGCAAGGCTCCGTTCGGCATGGCCCAACTGCTGGCCGACAACCCGCACAACGTTCCGGAGCAACTGCTGGCCGACTGGCTGACCCAGCGCAAGACCAAGCGCGCAGCGGTGACCGCCACCGTCTGGTCAACCGTGAACGCCGAGTTGGCCAAGTGCGCCGAGGCTGGTATCACCGCAGACGTTGCAATCACCGAAGCGCTCAATTCTGGCTGGCAGGGCTTCAAGGCGTCTTGGGTGATTAAGCGTTTGGCGGAGTCCGCACCGGTGCCGGCCCCTCAGTCGCGCCACACCGGATTTGCTGAACGCAACTACACCGATGGCCTGATCCAGCGTGAGGATGGTTCCTATGCGATCTGAGCCAATTCCCCCAGCGCCTGAACTACCGCCGGGCACCCGCATTCAGCCCGCTGAGTGCGAGACCCACGGCCAGTACGAACAGAAGGTCTTCCCAGTACTCGGCAAAGAGCTGAGAAGTGGTTGCCCTGAGTGCAGCCGGATCATTCGCGAGAAAGCTGAAGCTGCCGAGCTGGCCAACAGGGCGATGGAGCTACGCATGGCCATGGAGCGAAAGCTCGGCGCCGCGCTGATCCCAAAACGCTTCGCCAGCAAGACCCTGGACGGGTACGTTGCTACCAGCACCGAGCAGCGGAAAGCGCTGAACACCTGCCGACGGTATGCCGCTGAGTTCGCGCAAATCGCCGAATCGGGCCGCTGCCTGCTGCTGCTGGGCAAGCCCGGTACCGGCAAGACACACCTGTCTGTCGCCATCGCCAACGAGATCATGGCCAAGTCCAGCGCAACTGCGGTGTACCGAACCATCGGCGCCGTCCTTCAGTCCATTCGTGCCACCTACGACCACTCCAGTGACCAGAGCGAAAGCCAAATCCTGTCGAGCCTGATCAGCCCCTCGCTGCTCATCTTGGACGAGATCGGCGTCAGCAAGGAGAAACCCAGCGACTTCGAGCTGACCACGCTTTTCGCAATCATCAACGGTCGGTACGAGCAAATGCGCCCGACTGTGGTCGTCTCCAACCTTGATGCGAAGGCGCTGCCAGATGCACTAGGTGAGCGCTGCATTGATCGGTTGCGGGAGGGTGGGGTAATCGTCATCCCGTTCGAGTGGGAATCGCAGCGCGGCAAGGAGGGGGTCTGACATGACCAAGCTGACAAAGCCTCGCCCAATGCCTGTGTACCTGGTGCTGCGCCGCCTGGTAGATCCTGCCACCGGCAAGGAGGTGGCCGCGTTCGTGCCGTCCTCCGACGCCGACCGATCGATCCTGCGCGAGCGTGAATTCAAGATGAACGCGAAGATCCGTGCCGACCTCAAGCAGCCACGTAATCCACGGTTCAATGGCTTGGTCCATGGCCTGGGCCGAGTGTTGAGCCAGAACATCGATCGGTTCTCCGGCAAGCAGTCACACGACGCCATCAAGGCGTTGCAACTGGAGTCTGGCGTGTACTGCGACGAGGAACTGTTCGACATTCCTGGCCTGGGCCAGCTCACCCGCAAGACACCCCGCAGCCTTTCCTACGATTCGATGGGGGAGGAGACATTCCAAGATTTCTGGCGCCAGTGCTGTGCGTACCTGGTACTGCATGACTGGCCGACGCTCACGGAAGAGCGCCTGACCGAAATGGCAGAGTTCGAAGCATTCAAGGAGGCCGCATGAGGCGCACCCCATTACAACGCAAAACCCCGCTCACGTCCGGTAGGCCACGCCGGAAACGCTGCCCTGAGTGCCGAGTGATGTTCACGCCTGCCCGCGGCTCGCAGGCGGTGTGCGGCGAGATCGAGTGCGCCATCTCCTACGGCAAGTCAGAGAAGGGCCAGGCGAGCGCCAAGAAGGCCCTGGCGGATGTTGGTCGCCGCGACATCAAGGTCCGCAAGGAGAAGCTGAAGAGCAGGGCGGAGCACCTCAAGGACACACAGCACGCATTCAACGCATGGGTGCGCGCCCGTGATGCGGCACTGCCATGCATCAGTTGCGGCCGCCACCATAAAGGTCAGTATCACGCAGGCCATTACCGCACTGTAGGAGCGAACCCAGAGCTGAGGTTTGAACCGCTCAACGCCTGGAAGCAGTGCGCCCCGTGCAATAACCACCTCTCGGGAAACCTCATCAATTACCGAATCTCGCTCCTACAGAGAATTGGCGAGGAAAAGGTGGCATGGCTTGAAGGCCCTCATGAGGCCAAGAAATACACCGTGGAAGAGCTGAAGGCGATGACCGCCGAATACCGGGCAAAGACCAGAGAGCTGAAAAAAGGGGAAGCCGCATGACCTATCGCAACGTTGTTTCAGCAGTAGTTCGAGCCCTTGCGGCCGAAACCATCAGTTCCGCCGGCGGCTGCGACTTTGAACCCAAGGTGCAGTGCGCCAAGCAGAAGGGAGAGATCGTCGGCAAGGACGCGGCGTTTCTTCAAGATTGCTGGGTATTCGGCCGACTGCACAAAGCGCTCACCCCTGCACACTGGCGCGCACTGGTAGCGAAGTACTCCACTCACGAAGAGCGCAAGCACGGCGCCATTCTGGAGCTGCTTAATTCGGTAAAGACTCCAGCGCCGAAGCGCTTTCGGGAATGCGCCGTGCTGACCTGGGCTATTCCTCAGGTAGCAGGCGCCGAGGGTAAACGCTCCGCCGCGGTGCTGCCAGCGGCATGGTACGACATCACCAATTGGGACAATGACGGAAAGCCAGAGTCGACCCGATATCGGTGGCGCTCGTCGATACGCAAGACGCTGGATGACCAGGTGAATGAGGCGCTGACTTCCGCTCAAGAGCTGCTCGATGCCGAGGGATTGATAGAAAGTTGCGCGGCATAGTAAATAGCCATTGCGTTGAGTGAGAAAGTGAGAGAGTATTTATCCATCCTGTCGATCTTGCGCGTTAGGGATTGTCACTAGAAAGCCTCGTCACTGCACGGGGCTTTTTTTCGTCCGCTCGTCGAGGCAGAAGCACTTTCTGGCTAATCAGTCCCTCCCAGTTATATGCGCAACCCCGCGCTACAGACAGGAGGTGATTTATGGTGGATGACAATAACGGTCCTGCAGCGCCATATCCTGGACCAAAAGAGGATATGCCCGAGACGGGCGAGGGTCATGACTCTGGTCTTGAGCAAGCTGAGTCGGAGCCCAAGCAGGGTAGCGGTGAGAAGCCAGAGGATTGGAATCCTCCACCTGGCAACCCTGGATCTGACCAAGATGCTCAGACTGATCGCGACAACGGCGGCGCGAAGTAGAATTCCGCGAGAGCAAGTTACATTACAGAGCCCGGTCAAGCGCCGGGCTTTTTATTGCCCAACGGACGGGTAATTCAGCAAAAGGAATTTGCAGATGTTGAAAGAGTTCAGATGCGGTAACTGCAAAAGACTTCTCGCCCGTACGGGTGGGTTTACAGAGCTCCAGATCAAATGTTCCCGATGCGGGACGTTGAATCATGTGAAGGCCACGAGCCTCGAGCAATCGCCTTTGAGCGACATGAAAGCGGAAATCTCCGCGTCAAATCATTCGACTCAATAGGTGACAAAATGACTGTACGAGTACTCGGCAAACACTTCAAAAACGACCTGAAATTCAGTGGTAGCGCCAGTCAGGTAGCTACGTTATTCACACCACAACAAAACGTGAATGGCATTATTTTTTATGACATTCGTACCTGGGCCCAAAACACCGTGAGTGTTGGTCTGACCCCGCCGCCAGATCGCTTTCAATTTACCCTACCGATCATCTATACCGGGGGTGAGGTTTTTCAGCCCATTGTGATTCCTGCGGGGTTGGGGGTTTATATGCAGTTGAGCGACAGCTACAACATTCCCGTGTATATGCGCTGGGACTATCTCAACGCCGACGGCACTGTGGCTTAACTCACACTGAAGGCGGTGGGCCTGCATAAGTGCGGGCCTGCCGAGCAATATCGCGCGGCTTAGGTCGCGCAACTATTCAAGGCCTCGCCATCGTGCGGGGTTTTTCCGTTTTCGGCCCCGCCACACCCTTCGCTCTGAGCAGGGAGTGCCGCCGGGGCTGACTTATCACTGGCCAAGGCCATTTTCTTCATGGAGTGACGATGGATCCTACTGACCTCGGGCCAGGCACAGCTACCTGGCTGGGCGGTAGTGCCACCGTAGTGCTAGGCGGCCTGCTTTGGTTGCGCAAGTTCCTGTCAAAGGACGCGACTGACCGGGCTATGGATAGCGCGGACATCGGCACACTTCGCCGGCTGAACGAGCTGCTGAACCAGGAGCGCGCCGCCCGCAAAGAAGCCGATGCCCGCGCTGATCAGTTTGCGAAAGAGCGGAATGACCTGGCCGCCGCCGTTGGGCGCATGGAGGGCAAGATCGAGGCGCTGACCAGTCATGTCGCTCAACTCACTGACCGCGTGACGCAGCAGAGCGACGAGATCACTCGATTGCGCACCAAGCTGGGAGGAATCGCCTGATGGACAGATGCGCATTGGAATTTATCGCACGCCGCTGGTGGCGCCGGGCCGAGGTCTGGGCAATCGCTGTAGTACTGGTGGGAGGTGGCGCCGTTCTTGGTTATCAGGTCGCCTACTGGTCTCTCGCTGAGAGCCAGTCCAATCAGGTTACCGACATCCGCAAGGCCTACGATACCGCCATGACTGAGCGGGACAAGCGCTTAGAAGAACTTACCCGTCAAACCGGCACCGCCGCCGATAAAGCCACAAAGGCCGCAACGACTGCTGCCCAGGCTGCTGACAAAGCGGACGAAGCCCTCAACCGCGTATCGCAGTAATCCGCGCCACGTTTTCGACTGCGCCAAATCGTGGCGCGACACGCGGTAGTCACAGACCCAAAAAGCGAGTGTATGGTGGTTAGGACGGCCCTAGATTATCTCTAGAAAAGGAGGTGATTATGAGTGTTCCTATCCTGACCAAGATGCATATCAATGGTTACGACGTCCTAAGCGTAAACCACGGTCCTTGGAGGGTGTGTACGGATGCTGACCGGTTCGGCTCGTTCCGCACGCGTGAAGAGGCATTTGCTTTTGCAGCGACGCTGCCTATGAGGGTGGTGCGTACCAAGCGTCATACAAGCGCGTAGTAGACGAAGCAACTCTCGAATTGGCCTCGGCAACCGCCGGGGCTTTTTTATGGCAGTATGATTTTATGAGTAACGTCGCCCGTCTGCACCACGTGCTACTGATAAGCCAGGACATCAACAAGGCCCTGACAGGTTTGGACAGCGCCATTGCCAAAGCAATCGACGCGGCCAAGGCTGCGGGCCTGCCTCAGGGCTTCGTCGTATCTCTCCTGCATGGGTACGCCCAGCAGCAGACCAGCATAATGGTAGAGCGGTAGCGGTAAAGAGAGAGTGCTAGTGGCCAATCAGTAATTTGGTTTCGCATAAGCTGAAGTCATATTCGAGTAGCGCCTCCTCTTTGCTGCCCCAGTAATTTGTCAATAGTTTGGCCGCTCGTTCGGAGACTAGGAACGGTATGGTCTGAAACCCCTCTGCGGCTAATGCAAGGGTACGGTGCCTGCCAGACATGAAGTCCGGTTCAGTTGTGTAGATCAATGAGCCGATTTCAAATGGGGGAGACTCCGTTGAACGAATGAAATCGATTGCGCCCTGAACCCGCGGGTTGTGATCAACCGCCGGGACACGCTTCAAGCCCTCTCTGGCGAGGTTTACTGCGAAACCTGATTTAAGAATGACGATGGCGGGAATATCACCAATTCGGTATCCAGTTCCCAGAACAGGCAATGGAAGGTAAGGACGGTCGGAGCAAGCCAGTTTCGTTTTGGTCAAGAGCATCTCGGTCTCATTTTCAATATCGATCCTCGGCGAGTTTGCCTTTTTCGATAGTTTCCCTATTCAACGGTCCCAAGAGCGACGAACTTTAGCGATTTGACTATTTTATTTTTTGAGCCACCAATAATGACAACCAAGCAACCCGACTGCGAGGCAATCGAACGCGCCTACCGGGCCGGGTTGCATTGTGGTTAGAGTTTAAATATTTGCCATAGGGTGACGCCTCCTAGCACAAATATCAGCACTGTTTTCGGTGTGAGTCGCCCCGTTAGGTAAAGTCCAATCAAGATGACAAGAAGCGCCTTCGATATTATCTCTGTGTAGCTCATGCGTATCGCCTGTAATGAATGAGCTACCTATCCTCCACGCCTAATTCACTCCTGAGTGCTGTATTCGTACCATTTTCCGGTCTGAATTAAACGTGCTGTCGCTTCAAAGATCAGGTGAGCAATGAACAGACCGATGCCTCCCGCATCACTGATTGAGCTGTCGGAGCTATCCGACGTCGGTATTCGACTGACTCCAGCCACAGAGGTTTGGGAATGGCTACAAACCGAGATCCTTGCCGACACAGGGACCATTCACAACGAAGACCATGCCCACCTACTGGATGCGGACATCCGCGTCATGTGGGCGTCGTCGAGCTTCGCCAAGCAGGGTAGGACAGTCCTGGGCCAGGCCGAGCAAGTGGGGTTCCGCGCTGGTGGCTGGCAGAAAGCCCGGATGGAACAGCAGATGCGTGATTGGTTCGGCGACGTGCCGGCCTTCATCATCACCCTAGCTGCGGACTACTGCGCTCAGTGCAGCGACACCGACTTCTGTGCCCTGGTTGAGCATGAGCTCTATCACATCGCCCATGCCATGGATAAGTACGGTCAGCCAGCATTTACCAAGGATGGCGCACCCAAGCTTGAGATGCGCTCACACGATGTCGAGGAGTTCGTTGGCGTGGTCCGCCGCTACGGTGCAAGCCCAGACGTTCAAGCGTTGGTGGATGCTGCAAACAGTCCTGCCGAGGTGGGGAAATTGAACATATCGAGGGCCTGCGGAACCTGTCTGCTCAGATTGGCCTGACCCCTGACAGACCTAAGACGGAATTTACCCTATGGCAGCCCTGAACAATGAGGTGAAAGGCTTCATGGTTCAGGCCTTGGCGTGCTTCGACACTCCTTCTCAGGTTGCGGCAGCTGTCAGAGAGGAATTTGGACTTGAGGTTACCCGCCAGCAGTGCGAGGCCCAAGACCCTACTAAGCGTGCTGGGCGAGACCTGGCAAAGAAGTGGGTGACCCTGTTCCATGACACGCGCAAGCGATTCCGCGAAGAGACGGCAGACATCCCTATTGCCAACCGTGCCTTCCGTCTCCGCGCCATGAACCGGTTTGTTGAAAAGGCCGAGTCGATGAAGAACATCGGCCTGGCCATGCAGATACTCGAACAGGCAGCGAAGGAAACTGGCGACATCTACGTTAACCGGGCCAAGAAGGAAGAAGCCGGAGACGAACCGGTGATCCCGACCCGTATCCGAGTCGACGTGGTGGATGCGAGGAAGCCGAATGCCGAGCCTTAACGTTCCGCAGGCTCAGTTCCTCACGCTGCCCCACAAGTTCCGCGCATTCGTTGCCGGGTTTGGCTCAGGTAAGACCTGGGTAGGCTGCTCGGCACTGAGCAAGCACTTCATGGAGTGGCCCGGCGTCAACGCTGGCTACTTCGCACCGACTTACCCGCAGATCCGGGACATCTTCTATCCAACCATGGATGAGGTGGCCTACGACTGGGGGCTGAAGACCAAGATCAACCAGGCGAACCACGAGGTTCACATCTACAGCGGCCGGCAGTACCGCGGCACTGTGATTTGCAGGTCGATGGAGAAACCGCAGACGATTGTCGGTTTCAAGATTGGCCACGCTCTGGTGGATGAGCTGGACGTGCTGACCGCAGTCAAGGCGCAGCAGGCCTGGCGCAAGATCATCGCCCGGATGCGCTACAACCTGCCGGGGCTGAAGAACGGGGTGGACGTCACCACGACGCCGGAAGGCTTCAAGTTCGTCTTCCTGCAGTTCGTAAAGCAGCTGCGCGACAAGCCCTCGCTGAAAGAGATGTACGGGTTGGTGCAGGCCAGCACGTTCGATAACGAGCTGAACTTGCCGGATGACTACATCGCCTCCCTGATGGAGTCGTACCCACCGCAGCTGATCATGGCGTACCTCAAAGGCCAGTTCGTCAACCTGACGTCCGGCACGATCTACACCGCCTACGACCGCAAGCTCAACGGATGCTTCGACACTGTGCAGCCCGGCGAGCCCCTGTTTATCGGTATGGACTTCAACGTCGGGAAGATGGCGGCGATCACCCACGTCAAGCGCGACCAGGGGCTGCCCAGGGCAGTAGATGAACTGATCGACGGCTACGACACGCCCGACATGATCCGCCGCATCAAAGAGCGCTACTGGCAGCACGACGGCAACGACTTCAAGAAGACATGCGAGATCAGGATCTACCCGGATGCCTCGGGCGATTCGCGCAAGTCTGTGAATGCCAGCATCACCGACCTGGCCATGCTCAAGCAGGCCGGGTTCGCGGTCATCGCTCCAGCGGCAAACCCGCCGGTGAAGGACCGAATCAACGCAATGAACGCCGTCTTCTGCAATGCGCAGGGCGAGCGCCGCTACCTAGTTAACCCGTTCACCTGTCCAACCTACGCCGACGGCCTGGAGCAGCAGGTGTGGGGTGCAAACGGGGAGCCAGACAAAACCGCCGGCATCGATCACGCGAACGACGCCGGCGGCTACTTCATCCACCGCGAGTATCCGATCATCAAACCGGTCACCGCTATCAAAATGGGATACGCCCGATGAGCAACGACGTCTCCTTCAAGCGGGCGGAATACACGGCAGTGCTGGACCGATGGGCGACCGTTCGCGACGTCTGCGCGGGCCAGCATCGTGTTGTCGATCGGCTGCCGTACATCAACGCACACGACAAGTCGCCGGAGAACGAAGACAGGAACCGGGCTTATCGAGAGCGGGCAGTGTTCAAGAACGCCACCGGGCACACCCGTAACGGGCTGCTGGGCCTGGCCTTCCACAAAGACCCGACGCTGACGGTCCCCAAGAAACTTGAATACCTGCAGGACAATGCCAACGGATCCGGGGTGAGCATTTACCAGCACTCACAGGGCACGCTTGAGAAGGTGCTTGAAGCTGGCCGCCACGGTCTTTACGTCGACTTTCACCAAGACGACGGCATCGGCGGGCATTCGGTGATCTTGTCCTATTGCGCTGAAGACATCATCAACTGGCGCACGGGCATGGTGAACGGCCATAGCGTGCTGACGCTGGTGGTGCTGCGCGAATCTCCGGAGATTCCTGACGGATTTGGCTACAAGACGGCTGAGCAGTACCGGGAGCTTGCGCTGGAGGACGACGGCTTTGTGTGCCGGGTCTGGCGTCGATCCGGTCCGAAAGGCGGAGGACCGCTGGCGGTCATCGAAGAGTTCAAGCCCGAAGGCGTAACCGGTCGCCTCAAGGAGATACCGTTCACCTTCGTCGGTGCGCAGAACAATGACCCGAGCATTGATGAGTCACCGCTCTACGACATCGCCATGATCAACCTGGGCCATTTCCGGAACAGTGCTGACTATGAGGACAGTGTGTTCTGGTGCGGGCAGGCTCAGCCGTCGATCACAGGCCTGGACGAGCACTGGCGCGACTGGATGGAGAAGCATGGCATCTACGTCGGTTCAAGGGCGCCGATGCTTCTGCCGGTGGGTAGCCGCTTCGAATACTCGCAACCGCTGCCGAACACTCTGGTTAGGGAGGCAATGAACGACAAGAACCAGATGATGATCGAGCTGGGCGCCCGGATGGTGGTTGCGTCACTTGCTACCAAGACCGCTACGGAGTCCCGCGGCGATCAGTCGGCTTCGACTTCGGTGCTGGCTGGCTGCGTGGCCAACGTCAGCGAGGCCTACACCCGGGCAATCATGTGGTGCTGCGCTTACATGGGCGTCGCCGACAAGAAGGTCGCCTACCAAGTTAATCAGGAGTTCGTCGAGCTCACTGCTGATCCGCAGATGATCACGGCCTTGGTTGGCTTGTGGCAGAACGGCGGATTCGCCAAGGCCGACTTGCGGGCTTACCTGCGTAAGCTTGGACTGATCGCACCGGAGCGCACCGACCAACAGATCGACGGCGAGCTGGAAGAGCAGGGCGATGGCCTGGGCCTGGACGACGAGGACACAGTAGATGGCGGCGAACCAAGCAATACTTGACGCAACCATCCGGCACGCTGTCTTTCTCGAAAAGCTCAAGGCTGGGGAGGTGGGCAAGTTCGCCCCCTTCCTCAAGGAGATTGATCGCTCGATCCGTGACCGGCTCACTCAGTCGGACCTGACCGAGTACAACGTCAAGCGCCTGGAGGCGTTGCTGAAGGAGGTGGATAGCCTGCTGCTGGGCATTTTCGACCGGTACAGCGCGCAACTGAACCTCGACCTGGTGGACATCGCCAACTACGAGGCTGAGTTCGAGGCGACCAGCCTTGCAAGGTCGGCGCCGGTTGGCGTGTCGCTCGACGTCGTGGCACCGACGGCCGCTGCAATCCGTACCGCAGTGCTGACGAACCCGCTCAGCGTGCGCGGCACCGGTGGCGGAAAGCTGCTTAAGGCGTTCATTAAGGGCTGGACCAGTGCGGAGCGTGAGCGCGTTACGGGCACGATCCGGCAGGGCTTCTTTGAAGGGCAGACGAACTTCCAGATTATCCGCAACATTCGCGGCACCAAAGCAGCAGGGTACAAAGACGGCATCCTGGCCACCACCAACCGCAATGCCAGCACGGTGGTGCACACCGCTATTCAGCATGTGTCGTCCCAGGCTCGTATGGAGGTGGCAAAGGCCAACACGGATATCGTCGAAGAAATCCAGATGGTGGCTACGTTGGACAGCAAGACCAGCCAGCAATGCCGCTCGATGGATAAGCGCAAGTTTCCGGTGGATTCCGGGCCTCGGCCTCCATTCCACCCGAACTGTCGAACCACATTCATCCTCCTGACTAAGCTCAGCGCCATGTTCGCCAAAGACGCTACGCGGGCTTCTGTTGGCGCCAATGGCGGGCAACAGGTCAGTGCCGACCTCGATTACTACCACTGGCTCCAGCTTCAGCCGGCATCGTTCCAGGACGTGGCTATCGGACCTGTTCGGGCCAAGCTGTTCCGGGAGGGCGGCTTGACCGTCGAGCGTTTCGCCGAACTGCAGCTTGATCGTAACTTCGCGCCACTGACACTGAAACAAATGAAGGGCTTGGAGCCTTTGGCGTTCGAGCGCGCCGGAATTTAACCGAACACATTCAATCAGCCGGCCTTGAGCCGGTTTTTTTATGTCCGTTAGGCGGGCAAAACATACCCAAGGGGTGCATCACCGTGGCAGACGAAAACGAAATCGACCTGGAAAACCCGGCAATCAAGGCCGCTATCGCGACTGCCGTTGAAGCATCCGTTTCTGGCCTGAAAACCAAGAACACCGAGTTGCTGGGCAAGCTCAAAGACACCACCGGCAAGCTGACGCAGTTCGAAACCCAGTTTGAAGGCATCGACATTGACGCCGTCAAAGGTCTGCTCAGTCGGGCGGGCCAGGACGAAGAAACCAAGCTGCTGACCGAGGGCAAGGTGGACGAGGTATTCAATAAGCGCACCGAGCGCCTGCGTGGCGAGCACGACAAGCAGCTGAAGACGCTCGCCGGTCGCGCTGAGAAGGCTGAAGCGTTCGCCGCCAAGTTCCAGGGCAAAGTCTTGGGCGACTCGGTACGTGGTGCAGCACTGAAAGCCGGCGCATTTCCGGAAGCAACCGACGACATCATCTTGCGCGCCAAAGGCGTGTTCTCACTGAACGAAGAGGGCGAAGCCGTCGCTGTTGACGAGAATGGCCAAACCATCCTCGGCAAAGACGGCAAGACCCCTCTGACTCCGCTCGAATGGGCTGAGTCTCTGCGCGAAAGCGCACCCCACCTGTGGCCGAGGGCTTCAGGAACACATGCCCCGGGCGGGGGTGGCGGCCAGGCTGCATACAAGCGCTCCGAAATGACTGCTGAGCAGAAGCGCGACTTCCAGCGCAAGCACGGCCAAACCGCATATCTCGCATTGCCAAAGTAAGGGGATTCACCCATGCCAACAACTGTAAACAGCGACCTGACCATCTACAACGATGAGGCGCAAACTGCATACCTGGAGCGCGTTCAGGACAACCTGGATGTTTTCAACGCATCCTCCAACGGCGCCATCGTGCTCGATAACGAGCTGATCGAAGGTGACTTCCGCAAGCGCGCGTTCTACAAGATTGGCGGCTCGCTGGAGCACCGTGACGTCAACTCCACCGGCAAGGTAACTGCCAAGAAAATCGGCGCTGGCGAGGCTGTAGGCGTCAAGGCTCCATGGAAGTACGGCCCATACCAGACCACCGAGGAGGCATTCAAGCGTCGCGGTCGTCCAGTTGATGAGTTTTCCCAGATCATCGGTGCTGATGTGGCCGACGCTACCCTGGAAGGCTTCATCCAGTACTCCACCGCCGCACTGCGCGCAGCTATCGGCTCCAACGCCGGTATGGTGGTATCGGCCAATATCGAAACCGACGGCAAGAAAACGCTGACTCGTGGAATGCGCAAGTTTGGCGACAAGTTCGGCCGCATCGCGCTGTGGGTCATGCACTCCAGCGCTTACTTCGACATCGTCGACGAAGCGATCACCAACAAGATCTACGAAGAAGCTGGTGTCGTGATCTACGGCGGTCTGCCTGGCACCCTCGGCAAGCCGGTACTGGTAACCGACACCGCGCCGGCGGACGTGATCTTCGGCCTGCTGCCAAACGCTGTGGTGATCACCGAGTCTCAGGCTCCTGGCTTCCGGTCGTACAACGTGGATGACGAGGAAAACTTGGGCATTGGCTACCGCGCTGAGGGCACCGTCAATATCGATGTCCTGGGCTATAGCTGGAAGGAAACCGCCGGCGGTGCGAACCCAACACTGGCGGCTGTCGGTTCGGCGGCCAACTGGGTCAAGCATGCTTCCAGTGACAAAGTCACCGCGGGCGTGATGATCACCTTGACCACCACGCCACCAGTCGGCGGCTGAAACTCACCCCACAAGGCGGCCAGCGATGGCCGCTACGGAGGTTCCGATGGAACTCATTTACACAAACCAACTTGAGGACTTCGACCCGGGCAAGCGTTACCGGGTTGCGAGCCTGTTCCGCAGCGTTGAGCGTGACGCTACGGCTGTTGTGGTGGTTGGACACTTCCCTGATATCGTTGCGGCATATGTAGATGCTGGCGTAGATGTGGAAGTGGTCGAGCTGCCGGCACCTGTTACTGTCGGCACACAGGCGATCGCATCTGGCGACCTATCCAAGCTGCTTGCCGATCTGCAAGGCGAGAGTGACGCAATGGTTCTGCTGGTCGATGGCCTGGAGGCTGGGGAAATCCATCGTCCAGAGTCCGGCGAGCTGGCTTTGCGCTTGTTTGAAGTGCTGGGCACCATCAACGGTTCGGTTGGAGAGCTGTCCACTGAGCGTGACGGCCTGGTCTTGACTGTCGACGCACTGCGCGAAGAGATCGAGGCACTGAAGAAGGTCTCGATCACGTCGCAGGCCGATGAGGCCGGTGAAACCGCCGCGCTGAAAGCAACGCTCGACGAAGCTAGGGTCCAGTATCGGGCCAACGCCTCGAAAGAATCCCTGGAAAAGCTCGTCGCTGAGCTGGCCAAGACCTGATAATGCTGGCTACCGGTGGCGCGGTAGCCAATCTCAAACCATTCCAGCGAGTTGACGCATGACGCTCATCATTGAGGACGGCACCGGCAAGCCTGACGCCGAAAGCTACGCAAGCGCTGAAGACCTTGCCCGGTATGCCGTGAAATTCGGTACGGCCATCCCTGCAGGCGTCCCGGAGCAGGAAGCGTTGCTGCGCCGGGCCGCCTTGGCGATGGATGGCATGACCTGGAAAGGGCGCAAGATGATCAGCGAGCAGGCCTTATCCTGGCCGCGCCGGGAAGTGCTGCTGGATCACGAGATCAAGCCGAACAACTACCTCCCGGCACGGATTCAGTACGGACAGATGGCCCTGGCCACTGAGATCCATCAGGACGATATCGACCCAGTGGAAAAGCGCAAAGGCGCGGTAACGCTGGAGCGCGTCGAGGGTGCGGTAACCCGCGAGTACGCGACAATCCCAAACACCAGCGGCCGACTGTTGCCAGCGGCGCCGGATCGGCCGAGCGCTACGCAGTTTGCCGACTACCTACAAAAGCGCGGGGTGTTTGCAGTCCGTGCATAGTGTTAGCGTTGGAGCTCATCACATGGAGCTCCAATATGTCGGAAAGAAAAAGCGTGACCGAGAAGGAAATCGAAGCTTGGGATTTGTACGCAGCCGCTGCAATCACCGCCATCGCTTCGAGAGAGCCGGCCGACGGAGATGTGTTGGCAGATGAAGCCGCGCATTACGCAGATGCGATGCTACTTCGTCGTAGAAAAAAACTGTCCCAGCTTTGGGACGAAAGCTGAAAAATAATGGAGCCCAGCCGTAGAGCTGGGCTTTTCACATCTGGAGCCACCATGGCCTTCTACGACGAAATGGCCGTGATGGCTTTGGAGATGATCATAGAGTTCGGCCAGCCCGTGACGATCAGCAAGACGGTGCCGGGCGAGTACGACCCGGAGACGGGCGGCGAAGCGCCAGGCGCAACCGTCGAGCAAATCGCTCAGGGCATCCTGCTCGACTTCACCGGCCAAGAATTCCAGAACAACAGCCTCATCCGGCAAGGCGACAAGAAGCTCAAGATCGCTGCACAGGGCTTGGCCTGGGTGCCTGGCCTGCTCGACAAGGTGGTCGCCCAGGGCCGCATCTGGTCAATCGTTCCTCCGCTAAAAGAGGTCAACCCTGCCGGAACGCCGATCTTGTATGAGCTGCTGGTGCGTTCATGAGCCGGGCGGGCGCCGGCCAGTCCGGCAGCTTCGCCCTGAGCCTGGCCGAGTTCGCCACTCAGGCAAGTGAAGCCATCGACGCCAGTGTGCGCGAGATCATCATCGAGGTCGGCAGCAGCCTGATTCGCATGTCTCCCGTGGGCAACCCGGAGATCTGGGTGCAGAACGCTGTAGCGACCGAGTACAACAAGGCCGTCGACGATCACAACAGCGCACTGCGCAGTGACCCGGCGAACCTCACGAAGGGCGGGCGGCTGAAGAAAGGTCGCAAGCTAAACGACGGCATGGACCTCATGGCGCCAGAAGGATACGTCGGCGGCCGGTTTCGTGCGAACTGGCACATCTCGCTGGGCGTAGTCGAAAACGTCACCTTCGACGAGGTAGACCCGAGCGGCGCCGACACCACTGCCGCGCTGGTGGCTGCGATGAGCGACTTCACTGCCGGCCAGATGGCCTACATCATCAACAACTTGCCCTACGCGATCCCGCTGGAATTTGGCCATTCGACCCAGGCCCCCGGCGGCATGGTCCGGGTAACCGTGGCTCGCTTCCAGCAGATCGTGCTGGAGGCCATCAGGAACAACCAGGTATGAGTCACGCAATCATCGCCTCGATCTACGAGGCAAAGCTCATCGCCTGGAACGCTGCCAGGCCGGAGAAGCTTAAGATCGTTTTCGAGAATACGGCCTACACGCCGGCGGCGGGCGAGACCTACCTGCGAGCCTTCACTATCCCGGGTGACACCGCGAGCAACACGCTCGGTGGCGATCACCGGCTTTTCACCGGTGTGTTTCAAGTGAGCATCATCGCGCCGGCGGGCAGCGGCAAAACCAAGACGAACCCAATTTCGGCAGAGTTGACCGCACTGTTTCCGCTATATGTACGAGACACCAAAAACGGTTTCGTTGTCACGCCCATGACGCCAGTAGATGTTGGGCCTGGCATCGCCGGTGACTCAACCTACACCGTCCCGCTGTCGTTCTCATATAGGTCCGACACCACGCCATAACCCGCCCGTTGGGCAAATCCTGAACCCGCCATGCGCGGGTTTTGTCATTTCTGCAAAGAGGAAAACCCATGTCTGTCTATTTCCCCAACGGGGCAACGCTTTCGATTTCCAGCGGGTTCGCTGCTGCCAAGCTGATCTCCGCAATCAGCAACGCGAATCCCGGTATCGCTACAAGCGCCGCAAACGGCTTTGCCAACGGCGATATTCTGCTCGTCACATCGGGCTGGGAGGACATCAACGAGCGCGCCGTGCGTGTATCCAACGCTGCCGCAGGCGCATTTACCCTGGAAGGCATTGACACGTCCAATGTTGCTTTCTTCCCGGACGGCATCAGCGGCGGTACCGCGAAAAAGGTCATCGGCTGGGTAGCGGTCAACCAGGTGATCGGCAACTCCATGTCTGGCGGCGAGCAGCAATATTGGACTTACGCGCCGCTCGAAGCGCGCCGCGACAAGCAGATCCCGACCACCAAGAACGCGCAGGCCTTCTCCTTTCAGCTGGCCGATGATGACAGCCTGGCTTGGTACGAAGAGCTCGATAAGGCTGACCGCGAGAAGGAAGTACGCATCCTGCGTATGTCGCTGCCCAACGGCAAAACGATCTACTACGCCGGTTATGCTTCCTTCAACAAGACGCCGACGCTGGTGCGCAACGAAGGCGCGGCCGTCTCCTTCGGCTTCACCATCAACGCCGAGATCACCGCGTATCGCGCGCCTGTTGTCGCTGGCGGTGGGGCTTAATCATGGCGAAGTTCAAGATCGCCCAATCACCGACGTTTCTGGGGGCCGTGATGGTCCCGGTAGTCGGCCAGGATCCGGTGAAGGTGGGCTTCACCTTCAAATACCGAAACCGTATCGAGCTTGCAGCGTTGTTCGATGAGTGGAACCAGCGGCGCAAGGACGGCCTCGATAAGTTCGGCGAAAAGCCCTCCGTGTCCGAAATCGTTGCCGTTGACACCGAAAACCAGATTCAGCAAATCAAGGATTTGGTTGTGGCTTGGGAGTTCGACGACAAGTTTGACGACGAGAGCATCAAAGCGTTGGTGACGTCCTGTCATGGCACAACCGAGGCTATCGTAGACGCCTATCAGGATGCTTACTCCAAGGCTCGCACGGGAAACTGATACGCGCCGCCCGCGCCCTGTATGAGTCCCCACCGGATGCCGAGCAGATCGCTGCATTCGGCTGGGACGCAGAGGACATGGAAGAAGAGTTCGATGTTTGGCCGTGCCTTTGGCCAGCCTTCCTGCTGTTCAATCGCATGTCCACCCAATGGCGGGCAGGCGCCGGCGGCGCGATCGGTCTCGATTACGGCAGCATCCGCGACGTGGCCGGGTTCCTCGGCATCAAGAAAAAGGAACTCGCTGAAATCTTCCCTGACCTTCAGGTGCTGGAAGGCGAAGCCCTGCGCGTCATGGCGGAGGAAAGGGAAAACAGCCCGTAACCACGGGCACTTATT